CAGTAAACATACTTCAGCGTTTGCTCTCGTGTAAGCACCCATACCCCAAAAATTAGTTTCTGTTGCTTTTTTATTTTTTTTAACCCACACAAAAGCTGCTGTTTTATATATAAAACCCCAATCGCTTATAACTTTTATTGCCTGATCAATATTAGGAAAAGTAGCCCACATAAATAAAATAGTTTCATCATTAGATATATCTTGTACATTTAATTTACTAATTTCTGTTGTTTCCATTGTGCTATAGTGTTGTTTAGCCATACCCCTACTGTTAGTTTTACTACCACTTTGTCTATATTCCCAAGGTGGATCAGCATATATAATATTATATTTTTTATTAGGTAGTTTCATTTAACAATCCTATGTATCATCTGTCTAGTTAATTCAGTAGTCTTAGCTAATGACTGTGCTGATATGCCTACATTGTATAGGTCTTTAATCGCCTTATCTCTTAACTCTTTGTATGTTTTATTAAGTTCTTCTAATCCTGATAGCTCATTCAAGCTCTCTTGCAACACCAAATAAAGTTTCTCTTTCTCTTGCTTGTCTACATTCTCGCTAATGTTCTCTTGTGCTTGTTGTAATAGTTCCTCCATTACATATCCTTTCTGATCTGGTCTAAAAATTCCTGTGTTAATCCCTGTGATTTTCGTTGTTGTTCTTCTAAGCGTACTCGTTTATAGAACTTGTACCTATATATTAATTTACTAAACATAATTCCTTTCTGTTATTTAGTTGTGTTTATATTGTACTGTCTGCTCTTTTAAGAGTGACAATGAATGATCCCATTTGATTTTCTTGGCTGACTACTTCTAATCTATTTCGCCTACAATATCTTTCTACCTCGCTTGTGCTAGGGAAGATACGAAAGCTACGATTAAAAGCTACGACTATCTGCCTACAATCTCGTGGCATATCAATTTTTACCATTAATAACCTTTCATTACAGTATAAACAGAAGTTTACAATAGCGTGTAAACTTATTTGACTTTTTTATTCTCTCTCTTCTCTAAGCATTTCTATTGTTCTTTCTACTGCACTTAATAAAGGTGTTTCTCTATCAAACTCTCCATTTAAATAAAGTTGCTCAATAATATACCTTGATACTTTTTCTAAGTTATCCATTGTTGTTTTCATTATTCTCCCTCTCCTCTGAACATTTCCTCAAAACATTCTGGATGTACCCCAGTCATCAGCTGTTCTCTTTGTTCTTTGCTATGATCTGGAAATATATCCTGGATTAATCTTCTAAGGTGTCGTGGTGTTTGAGTAAACTCTTTATAAGCTCTTCTATCTACCATAACTGTACCTGTCTGCCTACAATGTATACATTCTTTAGTTGTTACTGCGAACATTAATATCCTTCCATATCCCAATCTTCATAGCATTCTTTACACATTTCAATAGCTTCTAGTCCATTACCAAAATCTAAATGATGTGTTGCAAATATCTCTGTGCTTGTACACACATCATCAACTACACTATCTTGTATTCTGCTAGGGTATTTATTTCTACATTCACTTAATTCAATTACTTTCCAAACCATTATTCTTCCTCCTCTAGTTTTAAGTACATATCTATCCAACCATTACCAAAATCATCTGATAATTCATAGTCAATAATTATGTTTTTTTCTACTAATTTATCTAATGCTTTATAAAGTTCTTCCATTATTCTTCCTCTCTTGTATCTTCTATATAAAATTTAATTGTTATATATTGGTTAGTATCTTCTACAAACTCCCAGTCTGTATGTCCAAACATAACCTCGCAACAACTATCTAGTTCTTCTGTATCACAACTTGCGAATCCTTTGTTGTGTACAACATCATCTAACTGGACTATCTCATCTACTAAATCACTGCCACTTAGACTTAGGATATGCTCCTCTGCGTCCTCTAATGTAGGTTCATCTACCTCTATCACCACTCTAAATAATGCCATTATTCTTCCTCCTCTACTATGTCTATTGGTATTACACCTACAACCCTGTTCTTACTATCGTATATAAATTCAACTTCCATTACTTCCCTACACTTTCTTTAGTCTTACCAACATAATTAATACCAGGCATATATCTATTATTTGTTAATGAATAATAAATATCTACTATTCTTCCTGGATATTCATAGTTTTCTATATAGTTTTTAGCTTGTTGATCGGCATAATCTTTACCTAAATTAGTTGTAATATTAATTGAATTAAGAAGTTTTGTTACACCAGGTGTAACTTTATTATCTTCTATTGTGTTGAAGTTATATTTATAACCCCATTCATTCTTATTCATATCTTCCTCTCTTTAATTAACCTACCTACATTGTAACTACTATGTTACACAATGCAAGTTATTAACCTACATTTTCTATGTGCCTACAATATCGCTACATAGTCGGTATGTGCCTACACTTTAGTTATACTGATCCATAGAAAAAACCCTAGTTAAAAGGGTAAAACTAGGGCTTAATCTGGTGTTGGTTAGTTTTTATTAATTTTTTATATTATCTCCAGGAATTACATTTATCATTATGTATTTTGTTTGTACAATAACTCATTCCTTCCCCCATACTTCTGGAAATAGTCTTTCATATTCCCTTATCATTCTGTAATCTCTTACTTGGTTTAATGTGCCTACAATAGCCACTCGTAACACGATTATAAAACCGATTGTTATTATTAACCCTTCTAAACTAAACATTTAACCCGTGCTCCTTCCATATTTTAGCCCTGCACTTATCACAAATATTATGGCTACTCAAAAAATATTCATAACTATTTAATTCTTTTTTGCACTCTGTACAACTCATTTAATTAACCTCCCTTTAGTGCCTAACTTTTAAACACTATAAGCACCCTACAACAAAAGAAATAGAGTGCCTAACTGTCTAATTTGTTGGTTCGTTGTTGAAGTAGTTATAGTTACTTTTGTAATACATTGAAGTAGTAAAGTTAAATAATATAACTTCCTCTAATATTTCCTTAGTATCCTTATAACTATTACTTGTATATGCTTTAGGAGTTATTTCTGCATCCTCTAAGTCGCTTACAGAATACTTATAAAATGAGCCACCATTATTATTAATTAATATTATTTGATATTCTTTATCTAATTTATGATTAGCTATTTTTTCCTCTATCAATATAATATAATCAACTTCTCTCAATATTGATTCACCATATCTTGCATTTAGATTTTGGTTATTAAGGTCTTTACCAATTACAAATATATCTTTTACTTTACTATTAAAAAACTCTCTAGTTTTCTCTGTAAAGTAATAAGGGCTATTTGTGTTAATCATTGTATGCTCATACAATTCTGTTCTAGTATCTTTATTATTTGCTACTTTTGTAATAGCGTTAGTTGTAGTTTTCATTACTTCCCCTTTACTTGTGTTATTAATTCATTATCTACTATTAAAATTATTAAACTGCATAAAATACAGTTAAACTCTTTATATAGTTTTAATTTATTTATTTCTATTTTGTTCAAATAATTGCAACTTGTACAAATTATCTCTAATTGTTTCATTACTCATCATCCCCTTTTTGTGTTTGATAGTTTTCAGTTGTACCATATAAACATTTAATACAATCCCCCAGTTTTGTGTAACCTAGATTACATTCTTCTTTTATTTGATTCATTACTTCCCCGCTACTACTGATAAATTATTATTTACTTCAATTTCGTTATAAGTTAAAAAATCTTCCATACGATTTTCGTAACAAGTAAAGCAATTTTTAATTCCATTTTTAAAATCGCTTTTTGTTCGTTGTGCATAAATAGAATTACACTTATTACAATTTCTATAATCTATAATTTCACAATAATTTTTATTCATTACTTCCCCTTTATGTTTGTAACCTTCATTATACACATTACAGAAGTAATACAAATTATTTAAATAGATCTTTTTTTTATTAATGGCCTGGATCATAAGTGGATTATATTAGTTGGTTATTGTTGTGAAGTGTAGAGGATGTTATGAGAGTAATCTTATTATCGTTATCTATATTAAAACACCGTACACCCATTATTAAAAAAAATATATCCTATGTTTTCCACTATGTCTTATTTTGTAGTATTTCTTAGATAAAACCCTATAAACACTAAGGAAAAAAACTTGTTTTATAATATGTAATATGTTGCGTTGAGTAGATATAAATGCATATGTCAATATGAATATGCCCGTAGTGTAACGTAACACACCAGTAAATCCTTGGAAACTTTTACTAAGAAATATGCACTGTCTTGGTAGATAAACTACAGTTAGTAATACTACTAATACAGTAATAAGTATTATCTCTGATCTGTTTGAGTGGTTGTTTACACTCTGTGCATTTCATAATGTTTATTCTAGTTGTAGTTTCTTTATTGTGGTTCTAACCCTGTGTCACTCCCTCCCAAAACCAGAATGAACTAAAAATAGTAACAAATAAATATGTGAAGTAATAGGCTATTACCCTAGTTAAGATGGTCTAGCTAGTCCACGTTCCCTTTAGTGTTGATCCAACATTCCTTTCCTTAGAGCTAGAGAAATGTTTTGTTTGTTGTTGTCATAGTATCACAACTCAACTAATATGCAAGTACCTGGAAAGACCAGGTGCAGCATATGAGGATATGCTTCAATTTATAATAAGAAAGAAAGGCTTTTCATTAAAATTTAAGTATGTGGTGTACTTGAAGGTATTGTTTAAGATGAAATGTTTTTGTGGATTGTTATATTTTTCATTACAGTAAATGGACAGACTGTACGTGTACAAAGCCCTGTAGCAATACAGGGTTTTGTTTATTGACTTACTTTCTAATCTGGTTTATAATAAAGTATCAAAAACACTTCCCTGTTTGTGATTAACCCAAAATCCCTAGCTCCTAGTCTAGGGTATAGAAAGGAAAAATATGAAAGTTATGTTTACTTTTAGTACTACTGAAGATTACATTGTTGATACTGAAGATATAAAAGAATCACAAAAATTAATTAAAATGATATGGGAACATAAACAAAATACTCAAAAAGATTTGTTAGTACAAAATAATATAGATTACTCAATAGATGTAATTGAGTATGTAGCAGAAGAAGAATAGAAAATGACAGATATACCAGCAGTTGATTGTGATCAATGTCTGCAACCTACTTGGGCTGATGACCTATATGATGGCTTATGCTCTACTTGCAGTCAAAATGATTTATCAGGATTCTTTAAATAAAAAAAATTTTTTTACCCCACTGGATCTTGTAAATCAGTAGGAGCTTGGCGACCTTTTATACGAGGATAAGTTTTTGGTTTATGATTATTACAATATTTAAATTTATTGTATTTTGAAATAACTGTCTGACATTCTTTGTGAACGCAGACTCTTCCACTACTATATGTAGTAGAGGGTTTATGATTAGGATATTGTTTTCCTTTAATATAATCACTCATACAATATATAGTATAGGAGATACAATGCCAAAAAAAGGTTATATGCCAAAGAAGGCGAATAAAAAAAACAAAGTTAGAAAGAGAAAGTAATGGCTGAATGGCGAGGAATGAAAGTGAAGTTAAATTCACCTAGCCCTATTCGTAAGGGTGAGCCTGGCTATGGTCGTAAGAAGTCTAAAGTCTTTGTAATGAAAAATGGGAAAGTCAAGAAAATAATGTTTGGCGACCCTAATATGAAGATTAGGAAAAATAATCCAGAGGCTAGAGCTTCGTTTCGTGCTAGACACAAATGCAGCACAGCTAAGGATAAAACAACTGCACGATATTGGTCGTGTAGAGCTTGGTGAGGAGAGAGAATGGCTAAAGTAAGTTGGATGTGGGGTGGCAAAAGATATAGTGGCACCTTGATCCCTAGTAGAGAAACAAAGACACATAGGTTTGCTAGAACAGAAAATGGAAAGATAAAAAAACTTCCTAAGAATAAATAATGGCAGAGCGTAAGCAATGTAGCAATACAGGATGTGAGAAAAAATTTACTATCAAGAATGGTAATAGTCGTTACTGTTCTACTCAATGTTCTAATAGAGCTAAATACAAACGAGCTAAAGAGCGTGAACGACTAGAAGCTATTAATAAACTAGATATAAACGAAACAACATTAAATCGTGGTGAACACTACAAAGACTATGTAGAAAATTATGCAAGTCTTGTAGAACAAAAAACAATTACACAATCTGATGTAGCACGACTTATAGGCGTAGCTAAAGATATAGTCAACAAAATGCACAATGCTTATCGCATAGATAAAACTAATGCAGAACAACGAGAAGATTGGTCAACCCCACAAGCAGCTATTG